TCCCTGAACCGCGCCAGCAGCTTATTGGCCGCTATATTTCGTCCGGCAGTATCGCTTGCAGCGGAGGTGTAGCAGGTCAGCCCTTTCGCGCTGTACCACCCGTCATTGCCAGCCGCGTTTGTATGGACGGATACAAAAAGATCGAGAGCGGCAATCGCGTTCGCTGTTTTTACACGGCTTGCAAGTGAAACGTCGTGCTCGTCGCTTCTGGTAAGCGTAACCTCCACGCCGTGGCGTTCCAAAATGGGCTTCATGCGCTGCGCGAGGTCAAGATTGAACTCATGCTCGTAATAGGTCTTGTCTGGCGAACACTTACCCGCCGTTTCCACCCCGTGGCCGGGGTCTAGGCATACTTTTTTCACTCCGTTTCCTTTCTTCAAATAAACCAAAATTAGGTTGTGGACGATACGGCTGCTTTGGATGGTGTTTCCGGCAAACCAGCATTGAGAAGAACCGCCGCCGTCTAGCATAACGGCAGATTCCAAACCGAGATTCAGACATTGGGCTTGCAGCGCCAATGGGTCTATATCGTCATCCGTACCGTCTTTGGAGCAGTACAGGAACAGATTGTCCGCTTTTAGCCCAATGACAGAGCGCCCGCGTTTGCCGCCCACATCCGCGCCGTAGTACATGGTTTCCTTTGCGCCGTCCTTTATCATGGCAACGCAGCAAATGTAGTTTTGCACATCCGTGTAATCGGACAGCATGGCAATGTCGTGGCCGCTGTTCCATCCGTAGCCCCAATATGTATACTGGTCTTTGGCGTAAACCTTCCCGTCTGCTTTCAGGTGGCATACCGGCTTGAATGTACCCATGTCAAATAAACCTCCGTTTATGAGGTAATCCGCGCCTGTTTCGGCCTGAATCTCTGTCAATGTCTTTTTGCCGATGTTGATATAGATTTGGAGCTTTTCAATGTTTGAAAGCGGAATCTCCGCAGTAAGTCTGCTCATTTAGATGCCGCCTCTTTTGCTTCCAGCCTTTCCGTCAACTCCTTAACTTTGCTTTCCAGTTCGGAAATGCGTTCCTTGTCGCTTTTTTGAGATTTTAGTTTGTCCCTTACAAGCGTTTTCTTTTTCTGAATTTGCATTTTAATAGCCTCCATATGCGACTGCGCTAACAGTTGCATTTCCAGTCAAAACACACTTTAGATATAAAGCTACTTCGTCAAAGCTCATTGTCTGAATTGCGTTAAGGCTGGTTATTTCCGTCCAATTTGTTCCGTCGTCGGACAGATACCACGTAATAGAGCCGGTTCCTGCATTTTCCTCTGTGCATACGGCGGCGTAGGTCAAAGCTTCCGTCGGCGTAACGGCATTGCAAATCACGGTGGCTGCGTTGGAAACTGTAAAATCAAAATAGAAATCGGTATTAGTTTCTATCGACCAAGAAGTATCATAGCTGTATGCGCTTCCGCCAGAGTATGGATTAGTCCCAACAATTCCGACAGCATACGTATTATTTGTATCAAAAGAACTAGAACGTTTTAGCACAAGAGCATATACGGTGTCTGCGGATAAGGTAGCGCCGGAAAATGTAAAGGTGCATTCTGAATAATAACTGGTTGTCAGAGTGCTCCCTGATATGCCGTTTGTTGAAGTATATAGTTCGCTTCCGGTTGGAGCGCCGCCGGAAGTGGCGTAAATGTACGCATAGACATCGTCTGTTGGGGAACCATCTTTTGCCAATTTTACTTTTGCCGTTGATAAAGTCATGCTGCCCCAAGAAGGAACGGTAAAAGTTTGGGCAGCATATGCGCAATTGTTAGATGCATAACCAAAAAGGATTCCACCCGTGGGAGCATTAAGTTGCTGCAATGCAAACATGCTTAAGCTGCCGCCCGTTACTTGATAATAGGAACTGTTTGCCGTATCAATATTGGAAGTATCCGCAAACAAATCGCTCCATGCGTCAATTCCAGAACTCGGCATGCCGAGCGCCAAATTAAGCATTATATTCAGATCGCGTATCAAGCTCTCGGAACGAGCCGATAAAATATCGGATTCGTTCTGAACAACTCCATTTTCTATGTTGTTCATATTTGAAGCTGAAATCGGCGTAGTGTCGTCTATCCACGTTGTTTTTGAATAACTCATGCCAAAACCACCGTCCAGTATATTAAAAGACTTGTCGTACTGGTTTTCGTAATGCTGACAGTTTGAGCCGTCATTTCCGTTCCGGTTGCGAGTGTTGTTGTGGCTCCATTCCCATAAAGAGACATGCCTACAATGGTGTCGTTTCCTTCGGTTTCATCAAAGTAAAATGTATACTTATATTCCGTGGTGGAAATTACGTCCTTAGCCTGATAAGCCTTGCGCAGGTATTCCCCGCCTGAATTCTGCAAGCTTATTACGTCGATGTCGTTAATGCTTGCATTTATTGCCGCAGTTTGAATTAAAGTTGCGGCGGCTGATGTTACACTCATATAATCAACCCCGTGCTACAAATTGTGCTTGTCCCGCAAATCTGGTACTGATGAAGGGTATGAGACATTGTATCGGACATAACAGGCAAAACAAACAAATCGCTGAATACCAGCAATTTAATAAGCACCTCATTTTCCCTGATAGAAAACGAAGTGCCGCCAGCCGCCATTTTTTTGAAAAATGAAACCCATCCGCCAAACGATTCGCCAGAAACCAGCTTCACGTTATACACAAGCTGCATATTTTCCGCTGTCCCGCGTGTTGAAATGTCAACATTTGAAACCAGCATGCTTTCATTGATTCCGTGCGTAGGGAACGATACGCTGACAAGCTGCCCAACACTGTACGCCGTATCTGATTCAAGCGTAACGGTTTTTAATATGTTTGCATACCTCCGCAGAAGACCGGCAGAGTATTCCAGGGCAGCCTCTTGCGTGTCTATAGACGATTTATCTGCAATGGATTCGTATAATCCGGCACCGCCCTCAATAGAAGCCCGTGACGCAATTTCAACCGGATCATCTGATACAACCATGATCGGGTAATAGCCTTGATATGTAACCGCCAGCGTATCAGACGAGGTTAACGCAGACGCGCCGGTATCCTGTGAAATGATTTTATCACTCTTATTCCAATACCAGTCGTATCCGGTATCTACACCGCGAATACCAACCGTTTTTGATATGCTGTTTACCGTAATAGTTGGCACTTTGGCAATTGGAAGGGAAACAGTGAAAGTTTGTGTTTCTCCATCCCCTTTAAAAGATAAAGTTTGGGCGGTTGCTATATCGTTTCCGGCTCTTACATATTGGCGGTTTCTATAGTTTTCTCTGCTTCTTTTGATTGTGACATCTCGGACGGCAGATGATTCCGTGATGGCTGTCCCGGAGTATGTGGTTCTGCTGAAAAAGTCCAACGTTTTATTTGCGTTGATTTTCCACTGATATCCGGTCAATTCCGATATTTCGTCAAAGCATTCTGCTGCGGTAATATAGTTAAATACGGCTTTTGATATTGTAACGCCAGTTTGAACGGTTCCGGCGGTTATGCCCTCAGATGCTAAATAATTTGTGATGATATGATTTACAATATATCCGACCGTTTGGCTTTCATAAGATTCGGCCACCAATATGCGGTCTGCAATCTGGTTATAATCCGCAATTGGTACGTTTCTATATTGAACGCATGTTGTTCCAGATAGTCTCACTTCTGGCAGATCATCTACTGTTCCGCCGAAAATCAATGAGCCGCCGGAATATACCTGAACAGGATCGCCAACATTTGGCCTGAACTCTCCGTTTTTATCCGTTAAGTCTATGTAAGCGGTCGAACGTTCGTTTAAGGCAGATGAAATTTTTAGCCCGTCATGCGCCAAATAATATGTTTTATCCACTCCGCCTATAAGGACTTGCGGATAATTTGGATTGCCCCACGCCGTTCTACCCCATATAAATGAACCCCACAAAGCCATTAAATCACAACCTTAAGATGCTGTTTTTTACGTTTCCAAGGTCTCCACATAAGCGCCAACCATATACGCATCCCCGATGTGTACCGTGGTGTCGATGGGCTCCTTGATCATCAGGCTTCCGCTGACAATACCGTCCGTCCCTGCGTATTCCAGGGTCAGCACTACGCCTGTAGCGTCGTATACCTTTTTGTGACTTTCAAGCTGATTGTGTCCATGCTTTATACCTCCTTAAATTGTTACATAATCGTAACCGCTGTATAGAACGTGCGCGATGGTACCGGTCGTCACTGTGACGCCTGTCCCGCCGGACGCTTTTACCGTTACGGTATATCCACTTGTATTGTTTACAATCTTTTCTGTGCCGCTCTCCGGCACTATAATCATATTGGCAGCGCCGCCTGCGTTGGTTAAACTGAAATACTTTGCCTTTGATTCATTGTCTGTCAGTGTCCAATCTGCCGCCGCCGCGCCGTAGTCGTGAGAAACAACGCCGCCGTTTACTTCGCATTCCAAATCAATGCCCGGATTTGTGCTGTACTGCGTGTCATATTCGCAGTCGTAGAAATAAGTCTTTGTGCTGTCATAACCTGAGATAGTAAGGGATAAGTTGTCCGAGGTGGAGGCATAGGCTGTAACATCCGTTTCCGTGATTTCCCCATTGCTTACATCGAAGCGGACGACCTTGCGGATGGATTTGATCGGCCTGTCCGACGTGGTGATTATAGTGGTTGCGGCGGTCAGATAGCCCCACAGGGACGGCTCGGTGTATACCGTGCCGGACGGGTAAAGTTTGAAATCCTTCCGGCCACGGATATGTACGTCTGTTTCAACATGCGTTGCAAGCTGATAGTAGATAACTGTCCCGGCAAGGGCGGCTTGCGCGGCGGCAAGATCGGCATAGGTGCCTTTTGGTATTCCAAGAGACAATATATTTTTTTGCGTATATTGAACAAGGTTTTTGCCTATATTGTCAGCCGAGTCCATTGTCAATGTTAACGTGTCTGTAAATCCGGATATATAAGTTGACCCTGTTGTGCGTAAGTTGGTTGGCGTCCCATATAAAATCCAGTCTGTAAAATTATTGCGAGATATTGACAAAACATCTAAATTAGTATAGGCGGTACTTAACCCGCTAAAATCATCCGCAGTCAGCGCATACTCCTGCACATTCTGCGTCTTTTTTCCCGTCAGCAGGTCGATTTCATCCGCCGTGCCGTTCGGAAGAGAGTTTCCAGGCGCTGGCACATAGGCAACGGATTCAGTTTCTTCGTCTTCCGACAGGCTCACCAACCGCTGTGGCCCGGCGTTTTGGGTGCCGTTTGAGAAGTACGGATATTTCTGCATGATAGCGGTTAAACCTTCTGCGTATTCATCTGCTGTGATTTCAATAATTTCAAATTCCGAAAATTCAGCATAGCCAGAGCCTTTATTATAACAACTTAAACCAAAATCAGTTACACCAGTTAAATCGCTTGGCTGGAGTATGCACCCGATTCGCGCCGTTTGCGTTGCTGCAAGTGTTGTGCTTTCTTTAAGCGTTCCAATCCCATATTTCTGAATTTTAAATAATGCACCATCTGTGTCACTGTTTGATGTGCCAAGCACTGAAACAAAATAATACTTTGAGGCATCTATTTGATCGTTAATATACCTTGCACCACCAGCATCCGTGGTATGTGTGATGCGGTATTTACCATCAACAATACTATCATAAGATGATATCCATCCATCCAATGACGTTGCCCATGTATCCTCGGCAGTATTCGTTGCCGAATTCCCGCTCAGTACCGCCTCCACTCCGCCGCTGGCGTTGTTCGGGACGGAAACGGAACTGTAGCCGGAGGCAGAAACAGTGTGCTTGCGGAGGATGTCCGGCTTGTCAGCGTCAAGCAATTGGCGATCACGAATAGTTTCAGAAAGCACTTTCGCCTGTTCTGCGCTCGACGGAACAGTCGTGCCGCCTGTAGTTAAGTCGTCTACAACTTGCGCAGATGCGGCGGCTTGCGCCCGCGCCGTTGTAAAATATAAGTTTGAACCCTCTGCAACGTCGTCTGTATCTATTGCTTCTAAAAAATCATAGATGGGGTTGATATAAGTTTCGCCGGATGCGTTATCAACCCCATCTTGTATTGTCCCAGGTCGTGTGAAAGGCATTTAATCGCCACCCTTATGCAAATACTCTGACGCCCTTTCTGCGAAGGTGCGCCACAAGATCGTCGCCTATGCGGTTTATGTCATACTGGTTTGATATGGTGTTGCCCGTAATGGTTATGTTGATACTTGCGCCGCCGCCATTGTTATATTCAGCCGGTATGACAGCCTCGCCCTGATGAAGATACGCCAACCCGTCAGACGGGACATAGTTAGTCCCTTTTGCGTACTGCTCAATGCCAGTGCTGAGATTATACAGCGCCATGCTTCGGGCGACGCCGAGGTCAACATCCGGGTTTCTGGAAAGCACACCTGCCATTTCAGACGCAACGTCAGATTCCCCAATAAGGCCGGTGCTGGTGGTCATGCCGCCCCATGTTTGGATTTCATATACGCCGCCTGACAATGCACTGTCAACGGCATTGCTTAACGCTGTAGATGCTTCTACTGCCATATTGGATATAGTATCGGTTGCCGCTTGCGCTGTGGATACAGCGGACGCTGCGCCATCAATAACGCCAGATGCAAGCCCGTCACCTAGCGCGTTGCCAAGCGCATCACCGGCAATTGTAGCCGCCGGAATTTCCGCCGTAGCGGCGTCCGAAACCATCCAAACCTTATCCTTGACATTCTGTACGGTTTCAGCAACCGTCCCGGCAATGCTTGAACCAAGCGCAGAGGCTGCCGCGCTAAGTTTATCCCATGCTGCCCCTGTATTTTCTGCCGCTGCTCTTGCGGCTTGCACCGACGCGGTATAATCGCTCTGTGCATCGTCTGCAAAGTTATTAATAGTCCGTCTGAGCGAATCGACACCGGATTGAGCCTTTTTAAAAAGTTCCCCAATGTATGGAATGCCTGAAAATGCACTTAAAAAATCACTTACGCCAGATAACATGTCGTCCAGCATGAAGTTTAATAGTTTTGCAAGGCCAAGTTTGAGCGCATTAACGCCAACCAGAGCGCCGGAAACTCCGGTATCAAACGCCGCCTTAATGAGTGTCCACGCCGCATCAAAGAAATCTACGACAGGCTCCCAATTCTTGACCACCACATAAGCAATGGCAGCAAGGGCGCCAACAGCCGCAATAACTGCCCAAATAGGAATAGTGGAGCTATACATTGTTGCGGAAAACGCGGACTGCACAAGTGCTGCTCCTTTTACGGCCGCAGATTGCGCCAGTATGCTCAATCTATAAGCCGCAAACGCTAAAGTAGCCGCGCCTATTGCCACAGCTAAGGGCTTTAAAATTGCCTCATATTTGTTGAACCAATCAATCAAATTCGTAATGCCGGTTGCCAGCGCTAGAATGATGTTGATAACGGGTTGAGTTGCGGAGATTATAATAGATTCAATTTCAGGCAAATTGGTCTGCGACCACGAAAGCAAATAATCTAGCTTGTCCTGCACGTTGACGGACAGAGCATCACCTACATCTATCATAGCCGTTGAAAAAGTGGATTTTAGTTTATCGGTTGCGGAAGTTATGCCTTGATTCATTTGCTCAAAGGCCGCTTCCGTGGCTCCTGCTGCGTCTGCCATAGCGTTAATGTTATTAACATAACTGTCCATGTTTTTGCCAGATAGGGAAAGCGCGGCGTTTCCTGCCTCAACAGAACTAAACATATCTGAAATGCTTAAGCCTTGACTGATTGCCGCTTGCTCCATGATAGATAAAGCGTCTGCAACATTTCCGCCGGATGTTATAAACTCGCTGAATGTTTGCCCGGATAATTGTGTGAAAGTTTCTGCGGCTCCATTGCCTGATTTAGAAAGTTCAACAAGCAATTGCCTTAACTGTGTAGTGGACTGCGCCGTAGGTACGCCCTGCGCCGTCATGGTTGCAAGAGCCGCCGTTATATCGCCAAATTCAATTCCTAGGCTGGAAGCAGTAGGAATGACGTTATACAGAGAGGCAGACAGTTGCTCAAAGTCGGTTTTGCCTAATTTTACAGCAGTAAACATCAAGTCAGACGCTTCGGTCGCGCTAAGCACACTTGGCCCGTAAGCGTTTATGACCGATGTAATGCCGTCAACGGCAGTTTTGAGTTCTGTCACACCGCCTTTTGCGGCCATTTGTGCAGTTTCTAAAAAGCTAAATACATTGTCTTGCGGAACGCCTGCGGAAATTGCCTGATACAATGCCGGAATGGTTTCTTTGGGAAGGACACCAAACTCCAATGCAAAAGACTTGACGCTATCTTCCATTTGCGACATTGCATTGTCGGTAATTCCAGGAAGAAGCGTAAACACCTCGTTCATTCCGCTTTCAAACTCTGCAAATTCACTGATTGCAGATTGCCCGAGCTTCGCAGACGCCGCCACAACCGCAGCAGTAGCGCCCGCCGCAACTTTCGCTATATTGGACATGACAGCGGCTGTTTTGTTGTCCATCGAAGTCATAGCGGCATTAAGCCCGCTCTGGTCGGCGGCAATTTTCACCATTAAATTTGCTATAGTTGCCATAGTTCATCGTCCTAACGGTTGTATTTTTTAGCTCGTCTTTTGGCTTCTTCTGCCGCCCGGTTGCTTTTCGTCTTTTTTTGCTTTAATGAAAAATAAGCTTGCCATTCGGTAAGCTCTAAAGATGTGACCTCCCCGAGCATTTTCCCCACACTGACATAGCCGAGCATTTCAGCTAATTGGTAGTAAAAAAACCGCTCGGGGTGGTCTGTTAGTTTTTTTCGAGTTCCTCAACATCAGACGGAGAAAGCCCATTCAGTTTTTGTGCGGTGGAAAACACTCTGTCAAGCGCGGCGGCAGATTTTCTGCCGAGCGCCTCAATATCAGCAGCCGAAAACATAAGCTCTTTTGTCTCGGGGTCAATAACCGTTTTCTGGACTAATTTAGCGCGGAAATTATCAAGTTTCGTTGATTTGTGACCGTTTTTTATCTCGATTACAGATTCCTCAAAAGCGTCCCGCTCTTTGCCGGACATTGCCCGAACCACAACAGAGCCGCCCCACTCGGGAACTTTCACTTCTTTTGTTTTAACGTCATCCGCGTTAAGGATTTGATCTCTCGTAAGAAAAGCCATATTAACCTCCAAGTTTTATCCATTCGTCGTGTGATATCCATGAAACGGTTTCATCCTGCACACCGCCGATTGCCGCCGCCACTTCGTCACTTTCCAGCAGCGCCCAATATCTGTCCGGTTCTGCGGTAGATTCCGACCGTATTTCAATTACAATCGGATTTCCTGCGGTCAAGGCATCGCTGTATGTGGTATCCGCTACATCAAACTGATTGATTGTCCCGCTTGCCGACTTTAATCCGGCAAGCCTGTTTTTATGCGTAGCACCAAAAGCGGTGGTTTCATGAAGGTCAACCGCCTTTGACACGCTCATGCTATGTGCGTAAGCCGCTGTAGACATAGGCAGATATTTACCCGTAACTGTAATAGGGCCGCGCCCTGCATCTACTGTTGCAAATGTGATTTTCCCGTTTAAATAGTTGACGGTGTAGGATTCCACAGTCTCTACACCGTCGTCATATACTGTTGGCGCTGTGTCGCGGTCAAGCACCTGCTTTGCGGTGCTGGTAATCTGATATACTTGATTGTCCGACGTTGTTGTGGCCTCCGCCGTCATGCTTGTTGCGGCTCCGCTGATTTTGATAACGGTATTCAACCCTGCTAATTCAGCCACCAGAAGTTACCCCCTTGTCGCATTTACGATGAAAGCACAAAACAACAAATAAGTCATCTCCAGCTTCGCGCATTCTATACCCATTAACTGGCGGCAAATCATTTATTGAAATATGCGACCAAAATGTTTCCAGCTCATACTTTTCGTATGTTTTGTCAACCCATTCGTGAAGCTGACTTTTGCTTTTTCCGTTACCTGTATATTTTGAATTAAAGTTAGTCTCCGCCATAAAAAAATCTCCTTAGGCCTGCGCCGGAAGTGTCACAGGCGCGGCGATGCCCTGCAGGGATGCAGAAAACGTCTGCTTGCCGGTAACGTCGGAAGACTGTTCAAAATTTTCAACAATCGCCTTGACCTGACTGCCTGCTACGCCCGTCCCCTGCGGATAGACGCCGATAAATACGGTGTCACCCGGTTCAAGTTCTTCTTGCCCCGTGGTATCGCCCGGATAATAGTTGCCGGATAAAGAAACGCTCGTGTCCTTAAGCCCTGCCATGCGGTTTTTGTATGCGTCCCCAAACTGCGTAATTTCCAGCAAATCACAAAGGCGGCTGTATGTAGAGTTGTCTACGCCGAGCACCTTTGCGCCCGTGGAATCCGTCATTGCCGTTGAACCGGTCAAAATGTACACAATATTGGTGTTTCCAGCCTGTTCAGCCATTTACTTTACCTCCAATAAAAATAGCACCCGTTTGGGTGCTTATCTCCGATAGTAGCATCTGAAATTTAATGTAAATTCCTGCCTGTTTGATTCATCGCGGCCAATGTCCTGAATGTCGCCCTGTTGCTGAATCATTAGAATTTTTGCGGTGGACGCTCCGTGCAAAAGGTCTTTGACAGTGTTGCAGAGCGTTTCTCCTGTCGCATATGATGTGTTTCTGACCTTGACCATAAAAGTAGGTTCTTCAAGCTCTGTACCGCTGAGAGAACGCGCATAGCCGCCGGTGTTGTAGATACATACGGAATTGTCCGGCGTCGCTGGCATTTGGCCTTTGTAAACATTACTCACGCCAGACAAAAGCGTTTTTATGTCGCTCGTTAATGCCATCACTCCACCGCCCTTTTAATCGCTTTGCCTATTGATTCTGCGTATTTGTCCGCGTTTTCCTTGAAAGGTTCTTCGAGGTATTTTGCTTGTCCGCCTTTCGGGTGGGCATACTCCACTTCTTCGTGCTGTCTTAGAGCATAGGGTTCCGTGAAGCCAACAATAGCGGATTCTCCCTCCACTTCGTTGAAAGCGGAGCCGCGCAGATCGCCCATGTCAATTGGCGCTAACCTCTGCGCCTGCCCCTGCAAATCTGCGGCGACAACTTTTAGTTGCCTTTCCACCGCTCCGCTTGCCTGTATAGGAATGGTCTTTAACGTGGCCTGCAACGCGGCCATACCAACAATAGATACCTTCACTGTAAATAAACCTCATGAAAAAGCACCGTGCCGTCTAAATCTGGCATCGGTGCTGAGGATATGACGTATCGGCTGTTTAACTTGTCTCTGACGGCAACTGCGGCCTCTGTGTATACAACGGTACTGACGAGCGTTTCCGCGCCCTCTGCGTTGCGTACGAGCTTGTTAACGGCCTCTTGGCGTCCTTTGATCGTCGTAGCTGTGGAATACTGTTCTTCTCCGTAATCGTTGTAAGAGGAAAACGCCTCCCACGATATGGATTGATTTAAGTAATCGGTCAGCATATTGCGACACCGCCCGCCGTGTATGGCTGTAGATACTGCCGCGCTTCGTAGGGAAGTGAATTAACGGAGCCGCTACCGTAGCTTTCCGATAGTCTGCCGAGGCTGAACGATTTGACGCCCTCGCGCTGTAATTTCACCCGGTTTGATGGGCTGACGTTGTTAATGGCAATCTCGCATTGAGCGTACTTCACAGCGTCAGGCACTTCCGTCTGCTCATACCATCCGTCGCGCTCAATAAGAGGATGCAGATCATCGTTGTAAATTCTTGTGTCAGTCCAGATAAGCCGTGGAAATGCAAGCGTTTGGGTGGACAGCACTTTATACCCAACTAAAGGCTGCTGGTCTATGACAGCGGTTGCTTTGCGTAACAAAACTTCACAATCTGCGTCGCTAAGTGCGTTCCATGCAATTAGTTTTGCGTCCGTTGACAGATAGTTGGCGGTCAGGTAAGCATCTGCATTTGCCAAAGAAATGTATGTGTCTGTTCCAATGGTAAGTGACATAAAATCACATCCTTATGCCGGAGTAGTGTTTGTTGCGATTGTTTCTAGCAAATCAACCGCTTCCTGCATCAGCACAAGAAGCGCCTCTAGAATTTCGGTATCACGCGGCTGGTTCATTCTTTCACACCCTTTAGCAGCTCTAGCAGTTCAGATTTTTTCATTGTTGGTTTATATGAAATGCCAGCCTCGTCAAGCTGCTTCATAATTTGCTTTTTGGTTATTTCGTCTTCGTGGTCGTAACCGAGCGAAAGCAGAGCGGAGGCAATACGCTGATTTGTTACCTCCAGCTCCGCTTTTGCGTATCGGCTACATTTTGGAAAGGTGCAAAGCGCCTTGTTGTTTTCTGCGTCCCATACGACGCCGTTACCGTAAAATTTCAACGTATCGCCTCCTTTGGTTAAGCGTCAGCAGTAATGCGGATTACGTTGGTGCCATCCGACATAACAATAGCGGTTTTGGCGTTGGCAATAGAGATGCCGGTACCTGCGGCGGTCTTAACCGTCAGCGTCTGGCCTGTTGCATTGATAAACAGATACGGTCTAATTGTATCCGCCACAATTGCATTAACAGGTGCATTAGCGTTGGTCGGTTTATGAACTGGCTTAAGCAATTCATCGGCAGAGAGTGTCCAGTCTGCGGCGGCCCCGCTGTAGTCATGCGCTCCAAGTGTTACGGTCTGCACAGCGTCAGAAAGAATTTTGTTTGAAAGCGTTTGAGCAACAGCAGCCATGACAAATGTATCCGAAGTGGTCATGTCTGGGATGGTTGCGGTCGCATCAGCCGCAGTCT